AGATTAAATCAAGGAGCTTTTGTTTCTCCTGAAGAAGCTGAAAGACTTTATAATTATTTATTAGTAAAAAAAGGACACGTTCGTAGAGGTTATTCTGATGGTAAGACCATACAACGTGAGACAAGTGTTGATTTAGATAAATTAAAAAGTGAACACGGTTTACTAATAGATGGCGACTGGAAACAATTACATTTTCCAGAAGATACGAAAGAATATATGCAAACATTATTAGAGAGAGGAGATACATTAATGGAAAAATCAAAAATACAATTATTAACTTTGCATGGATCAAAAGGTAAGGAGTGCGATAACGTGTGTTTATTTACAGACTATGGTGTTGAGGGCCAAGATGAATTTATTTATCGTAGTGCTTATGAAAATCAAGATGCAGAACACAGATTGTTTTATGTAGGCACAACAAGGGCAAAAGAAAATTTATATATAATGCAACCAACATCAGATTATTATTATACAATAGGAGGACCAATAGTATGACAGATAAAGATATGTTTAAAGGGATAACGTATGATTCGTTAGAAAAACAGGTAGGCGGAAAACATTATCGGAATATGAAGATTCAACCAGCGGAGTTTATTAATGAAAACAAGTTGCTTTTTGCAGAAGGCAACGCTATAAAGTATATTTGTAGACATCAAAGTAAGGGTAAGGCGGACGATATAAAAAAAGCAATACATTATTTAGAGATGATATTAGAAAGAGACTATAGTTAATGTTTGAAGCACAGACTGAATGGATAAGTCCAGAATCTTTTCCTGATCTTAAGGATCATAAATACATAGCGATTGATTTAGAAACAAGAGACCCAGGTTTAAAATCTAAGGGATCTGGTGCATTAGTTAATGAAGGTGAAATTGTAGGAATAGCCGTAGCGGTTGAAGGTTGGTCTGGTTATTATTCTTTTGGACACAAAGAAGGAAATTTTTTTGATGAATCTGCAGTTATGCGATGGATAAAAGATGTGTGTGCTTTACCTTGTGTTAAATTATTTCATAATGCAATGTATGATGTATGTTGGTTAAGAGCGTATGGAGTTCAAATAAATGGCTATATTGTTGACACAATGGTTATGGCATCCTTGGTTGATGAAAATAGATTATGGTATTCACTTAACAGTTTGTCCATAGATTATCTTGGACAGATTAAAGATGAAACAGCATTAAGGGCCGCCGCTGATAAAGCTGGTGTAGATGCAAAATCTGAAATGTGGAGATTACCTGCAATGTATGTTGGATCGTATGCTGAAAAAGATGCAGAGTTAACATTAGAATTATTTAAAAAATTATCTCTTGAGATTAAATCACAAGATCTTAC